GTCCTTTCTGGCAGGGTCTAAACCCGCACCATCCCCCCCACTTTAACCCTATAGCCTGATATCACCTTTCTTTAGAGTTTTTTATTCCTTTTGATATCTGTTCTTTAGCTATTTTCTCGTCTCGGCTGCCGTTTTGATTGCGTGACAGCTTCGGCACATCGGCTGAAGGTTTTCGCTGTCGAGGCGCAGGTCTGGCCTCAGGCGTAGCGGCTGTATGTGATCGACCAGCGTTGCTACCGTCGTTCGTCCTGCTCGCTCGCACATCAGGCACAGCGGGTTGATTCGTAGGTACAGCCTGCTGTACCGAGTCCACACGCTGTCGTACCCTCTTGCGTGGCGGCTTTGGTTTGCCTGTCGGCTGTCGCTTGACTGGAATTGATTTGGTTTGTGGCTCGACATTTTTTTCGGCATGTTTGGAATCGTCCTGTGGTTGCCAAAGGTTCAGTCCTTTCGCCGCTCGTCGCCGTAACCGCCTGATCTTTTCGTACGATCCTCCTGGCGCATCGGTCGGCCAGTACGACTGGCGCGGTGTTCCAAACATTTCAGGCGCAAGGCGTGCGACTATTTCGCCCCATTGTTCCAACGTCCACTCGTCTAATTCTTCGGCTACATCCTCGATGATGTCGGCGAGTTTCTCGCCGGTTATATTTTTCTGCGTGCCTATCGCCCTGCTTAGTGCTGCAGTCCAGTGTGCCGGATAGCCCGAACCCAGCAGGCGCTTTTTAATACGCACGACTGGAATCACAGGTATCACATCCCAGCGGACGCGGCACAGTGTTCATCCCTCCAGAGCCGTCACACGAACCACCAGCCGCGCTTCGGTGCCGTCGCCCTTACCGATTGACGCAGAGATCTGGCGCACGACCGTGCAGTTATCGTCAATGATAAGTCCGAACCGGCAGAGGGCATCGAGTACCGGTTTCAAAATGTTATCTAGATCCCGGTTTGCTCTCCAGCCTTTGCCAGGATGAACTATAAGATCAACCTTGACTGGTCCGGCTATTGGATTCTCTTGGCGCATCACCAGGCAAAGATTTACATTCGAGATCCAGCGCTTGTAATTGGCGGACAGATAAGTTGCCTTTCCGTGCCTGCGCCAAATGTGGTTCACGCTGGGCGGTATTGGCAGCGTGAGTTGCATCAGGACCCGCCGTTCAGTTTGTCCCAGTGATCCACCGTGATGCGCCACAGTTTTTTATCCGGCCTGCCTGGCGCTTGGATTTGATCCCTGTGCCATCTGATTGCCTTCAGCAGCGCATCACGGTGGTCCTGCAAACCGTTCAACAACTTGGTGCCGGTGGCCAGAAGTATCGTTGCGCTTTCCATCTGGCTGCGCAGTAGCACCACCTCGGCACGCAGGGTAGCCAGTTCCCGTTCTGTATCCGGGTTCATGGCGCTTACCTCGCGGTTAATATCGGCAGCAGGCATACCATGTGCCGTTGGCTGATTGAGCGTATCCAACTTCCCTAGGTGCCCAACGATTCCGGAAACAGCAGTTTTGTTCCGCCAATGCTGGACTAGATCCTGAACCACAGCCTTCATAGCCTGCGTTTCCACCGAAGTGTGCAACGCGGCCAATTCTTGCCATTTGTTCGGCGACTGCCTGTGCTGTGCCGAACCCGACAGTAGCCACCGCTTTAGCCACAGGCCGACGGCTGAAAGGACCAGCACTGACGGCAGCAGGAAAACCACAAACAAGCAGGCAAAAGAATAAGGTTCTCATAGGCACCTCTTGGTTACTTGGCCTTCGCTGGCACTGGCACAATCTCAATGGTTTTGCCAACTGGCTTGGCAGTCACTTTAAAGCGTTCCTTAGTAATAATCTCGGCCGCCTGTTTGGTTTCCTTAACTACCTCGGTGGTGGGAGCGCATCGAGCAGCGCGGCGGTCTTTAATTCTGTCGAGTGGACCAGCCTGGCATAGCAGGCAAGAAATAGAACCGATGGCAGCGATGGTCAAAAACGACTTATGCATTGTGAACCTCCATGTCAGAAATGCTTACACCATTATCTTACAAACCATCTAACGGATCCGCAAACAACATTCCGCCCCCGAGGAATCGGACCTCGGCGCACACACCAGCAAGCGGACAAACAAGGAAGATTCAGGCCCAGCCTGAATGATTTCGATACCCAAATCGGTTGCCGTCCAATCATTCCACCCGGTTTTATGTTCCACACTGCACGGGTGATCAGCATGGTTTTCCACTCTAGTGGCTTGGTTGCTCGGACTCAGCCAAAAGCCGCTGCAAACAGTCGATGGCTTTGGAGATGTCCGTCTTTAAATTCTCTCGACCACCTTTAGATCCAGCGCGGTAAATATATTTCAACGCATTACCGCGCCAAAAATTCTCCATGCCTTCAGCACCGATAACATCACGGATAAAATCAGCGCAACTCATTCCGCTTGCGCCGATGTAGTGTTTCGGGTCGTTTGCCATCACTCACCTACCTTCGCAGAACCAATCGAATCAAAATACTTATTAACCCACTCTGGCCAATACCGCTCACCGCGCGAGGTCACCGAGGTTTGCTGAAGTACCAGCAGTTGCAACCTGGTTAGATCAGACCTTAGCTCTTGAATCTCATCCTCGCAGGCCTCACGCACGCAACCTAATAGGTCCGCCAAGATCTTGTCCGCTTTCATCTTCTGCTCGGTCGTTAACATTCTGGTATCTCCTCAACATCGCCTCGACTGTGGCCCGCCACTGTGGCGCACCTTTTTCCTGTTCGTGAGTTTTTAGCTCCGCATTCACCTCGACAGCGCGGGTGTCCATCTGGGTTTGGTAGTGCGGATTTTTGCTGCTGTAGCGCATAAACGACATCAACGATTTTGGATCTGTCTGCCGACCAGCCGCCCTGGCGTTTAGCTGCTCGCCTGCTGCGCAAAAACAAGTAACCGCCATGGTAGTCCTTGGCTTGCGCCACTCTGGCCCCCAAACACTCGACAGGTGCGGCAGACCACACAACCAGCCAGAATCAGAACACATGTCGCATTGCACCGGGATCGTGTCATCCAGTCTGCGTGACTCAGCCTGTGCCGACATGCTGCGGTCTTGCTGCCGTAGTTCGTCACGCAGTGCCTCCAAGAATTGCGTAGGGAATTGCGGCATTGGGTTTCGCCTGGTGATTGCGTACACCGCGCTCACCAGTTCGCTGTTGCTGCGACCCTCGGCGTGGAACAATTGTCCCCAGGCAAACAGCGTTTGTCCCCAAGCCGGCGTGTTGGCGTGGAATAATCCCTGGAACAAATCCAGCCACAGAGTTTGACCACCAGGTACCATTGCGCTCATCGCACCACCTCCGGCAGACAGGGTAACGCTTGGCCTGAACCGGCGGCGGTTAGTCCGGCCTGCTGAGCGAACACCTCAGACCATGGACGGACTACTGGCGCGGTGCGTGTCTGGTTGGTCGGCCTTGCTGGTGCCTTTGGATTATTGTTCGACCTGGTCAACCACCCGGTGAAAAACCTATCCATGCCATTGGCGGTTTTCCGTTGCTCCGGGTTGGCTTCAATCCATGCCAGCGCTGTACGCGCCTCGGCCATCACATCGAGTTTGGGAAATAGCTCGGTCAGGCGATCTAGTTTTGCCTGGCGCAAATGCCAGTGCGGCACTTCACCATCGGTGGGGAATGTAATAACTACGGTTGAGTTGTCGGAATTTTCCTTTTCCTTCTTCTTCTTCTTCTTATATCTATTCTTTTCTAGTTCCGCATCCTGTCCGCTTTCGATGCGGACAGGATGCGGACATTCTGCGGACGCAATGCGGAAGCCTTTTTTGCGCTTCGCCTCAAGCGCTCGGCGCTTGGCGGATGCACCGTTATGTTCTTGGTAGTTAACGAGTTGCATCCCATCATCCCTGACAATTATCCAACCAACAGTTGCCAGTTCGGCGGTCAGTCCCGGCGTTTCGGTGAGGCGATCCAGTGCCGCTGGTGTCATGTTTTTGAGCAGGTCACCATCGGCATGACTATCAGCGACCGACCAAATGTGGACAAGTGCGCCAAACACATGGACACTAGGCAGACACAATGCGGACGCGATGCGGACAACATGCGGATGCGAAATCAGGTGCGTTCGGACCTTGATCCAGTTCATGGGTTCTCCTGGCTAGAGTGGTTTTCTGTCTTAGATCAACCAACAAACTGTTCTTTCGGTGGCAGATAACAGAGCGCATCGGGTGCCTTGATTTGATCCGTCCAATAGACAGCTTGGCCGGGGTATCCGCGCCTGCGTGCGGTGTTGGTGAACAGGTTGGATTTCTCGTAGTAGGGAATATCCAAACCTTGGCACTGGGACTCTAGCTGGTCCACCCACTCCCGAGGCGGCGACCATGCTGGCGTTTCATTTGACTTCGATGCGCCGCCTATCACTACCCAGTTGAAGACCTCAAGTTTTTTAAACTTCAACGGCTCGATCATGGGCTCGATGGATAACCACTTCACCTTGGCTTTTACCTTGGCAAATGCCTTCTCCGCGTTGGCCACCCGTGCCTGGCAATCCACAGATGTGCCAGCCCACACGTTGTCCGGCAGGTTAAATTCCGACATGCGGGATGGGAACTTGGTCAGCATCAAAAAGTTCCACTGTGGCGATTTGCGGATCGAAGCAAGCACAGCCTCAATCCATTCTGCTGGCACCCATTTCCCAAAGATGTCGGCCATTGACCCGGTGAACACGTTCTTGTGTCCCATCCACTCCTTGGCTTTTTCTTCGGGGAACTTCTGATGCTGTGGTGCGGCCAGTCGCCCTGGTCGAAGTGCTGGTTTAAATCCGTCAGGGAATGCAGCAGATCCAGTAAACCGTTCAGCAATGTCGCGGGCGTAACAGTACGGGCAGTTGTGCTGGCACCCGGTAATAGGGTTCCATGACCAGAGCGCCCACTCGATGGAGTCATTGTCCTGAGAGTTGAATCCGCTTAGGTCATTCCTACCAAGCGCTTCCTCTTGCTGGTCAGGCGTAAGTTTTTCCCAGGCATCCAGAGTTATTGAATCCGATTTGGCCGGGTTCACCTTGGCAGGTTCGGATGTCGCCAGGGCAATCCTTGGCTGGATGACTTCAGCAGCACGCCTTGAAGTCTCAGGGTTTGTTGCTGCTTCCGGATTCCCCAGCACCTTTGCCGCCGCTACCACCGATTGCTTGCTGACCTCGCCACTATGTACCCGCTGTTCGATGGTTGGGTCTGCCTTCTTGACATCCTCGACAGCGCGGGCAAACTGGCCGTCGCTCTTAATTGTGCGCTCCGATACGCCGTAATCATTGGCAAGGTCGCCAGCCGACTTCGTGCAATTTTTGCCCGAAGTCAAATCCGTCCGTTGCCCCTGCTTTTTCGTCCGGTTGTAAATCCGCCCACGCAGCAGGCTTGCCGTATCAGGGTTGAGGTTGCGCCTGCCCAACTGGTTGCGGTCGATCCAATCCTCGGCAGCTTGCCGGTTCGGCAGATCAATGTCCTCGATCTCGAAATATAGCCCAAGTCGTGTGCAAATTTCGTATCGGTTATGGCCATCTAAAAGGATGTTGTTCCACGCAATGAGCTTGTCTCTTGCTCCTCCGTACTCAATTAAATTCTGTTCAAGGTGGGCAACCTCCTCTGCTGTTGGTGTTGGAATCTGAGCTTTAAAAGCAGAATCAACAATCAATGGGGACGGCCACAACCTAGACGAATTTACTGTTTCCATTTCAATTCCTCTTTCCATGAATCTTGCAGTGACACATATGACAAACATCAATCAACCCATCCGCATTCCATTCAAAGGTTCCCCAAGGCGGATAGCTTGTATGGTGAACTTCTGTTGATGGTTTGGCCTTGCACATTTCGCAAGTGCCGCCAGACCTTCTCTTGGCAAGTGACCTGATTCTTGCGAACTCAGGAGAACCAAGGTATTCGCGATAGCTTCGGTAACTCATGAGAAGAAATCTCGCTGAATTCCCTCGTCAAGGTTATTCATGCCCGGCGGTTTTTTGTTGGCCTTTGTGAAGACCACAACACGCCCGCCAGCAGAGCCCATCTTGCGCGAAGCAAATGCGTACGGTCTTGCCCCTCTAAGCACGCGCAACAGGTTCTCGTAATCCCAATCTGCAATGCTAAGCCCGTCGCTGGTGCTGCCGATTTGCTTTTTGGCCAGCATCCCATAGACCCTAGCCATCCCTGTTTGGCCAACGTAAGAGGATATGCTCATGTTCTCAGGGAATATGCTTGCGATTAGTTTTGCGTCGATGATTGAATCGCCGTTTGGGACTGGATCAAAGCACACTTCTCCAATTTGCCCGGCGAGAAGTCCCCTTAGCCATCCATGAAAATCACCGAATAAACTGGGCATAACAACAACCTTGCCGCTCTTGACTACTTCCGTCTCCGATAAAAGCCCTTCACTTTTTAGACTGCGGCAAAGCCTTTCATATCTTTCCCGGTCTTCCTCAAATGCGATGTACCGCATTCTGCTAAAAACACCGGCAACCATGTGGGCATCTATTGAACGAAGAAGGACGTTGCGGTTCCCACGGTCGTCTATGCCAGGTCCGGCAGTTAAATCAACGTGATAAAAATGATTCGCATTTTTAAGACCGGGTGAATAGTTCAACGTCCCGCCTGCTGCTTTTTGCCAATTAAAAAACAGGTCGTTTTTATCAACCGTATTCTCACTTGAGTTGTATTTCCTTCTAGACATTGACCACCTCCCAAACCGCAATCGGCCTGCCATGGCATTCAGGCCGACGGCTAGCAATCACCCGGTCCGTCTTGCGAATAATCCCGCGCCGCGCCGCTTCCTGAAACGCTGCGCCTAACGCTCTCGGTTCCGGCGGCTGGATCACCAGTGGCCAAACATCATCGCTGGTCAGTAACCGATGCTTTAGCGACACATGCCGAATGGCATTGATCGCATCATCAATCCAATTGGGTGGCGCATTCGCAGCAACTCTGGCAATCGCCTCGTCGCGCAATTGCTCGCCTGTTGGTGGTGGCAACTGCGCACCGTAGGCATCCACGCCTCCGAAAAGGTCGTTCTGTCGCATGTCTAGTTCCTCAAAAAACCACCAGTGGGACTGCCATTACCCACATTCCCGGTCGGTTTTAAACCGGATCCTGTCGGGAATTTATGTCCCTGGCGTTTGGACGATGGTGGATGTCGCATCAGAATGGGTAATCGTCATTGTTGAATTCTTTGCCTGGCTGAGGATTCACCACACGCGGCTCGGCGTGGTACGGCAGATACTCTACCACCTCGGCAGACTCCCGACCGTTCCACTCACGCACTCGGGTTTTGATCCGTAGTTTGTGACCGACCAGTTCGGAAGAGCTAGTAAGTTTCTCCAGGTGGCAAGCGCGCTGGATGCTGCGCAAACTTGAGAGAGCTATCTCAACCGCCTTGGCGTTTTTATTCTTCAGGTTGAGCCGGTCCCAAATCCGCTGGCCTCGGTAGTCTCCATCCTCAATCCGTAGTACCAACTCAAGGTAAGCACCATCGTTGGCCTTGGTCGGCTTGGTTTCCTCCGACAGGATCTCCACCCGGTATGTTCCTGGCTGAACCGTCTCGTACTGTTTGCGCTCAGTCGGTTTGTTACCGGACAGCATCGAATCAAATTCGCTCAGATCCATGGTCAATTCTCCTGGTTAATTAGCCTCTGCGATGGCTGCACGCTTAGCCAGCATCGATTGCAATGAATCCAAAACCTCGTCTGCCTGTTGTTCCGTGAGATCCTTGGCGGATTTCACGCCGTAGGTTTTGCGCATGCCGGTGCGAAAAACCTCAACGTCTGAAATCACGCCAGCGTTTTTGGCTCGGCTGATTAGGCCAACAATCTTTTGGATCGTCTGCTCGCTTACAGTGCGCACCATGCCAGCCTCGTGCACCTCAAGCTTCGGTGCCGAAACTTGAACCGGCATTGAGCGCGTTTCAATCTCGGCGTGTGGAATCTCTTCGGCTGGTGTGGTCTCAAGTCCGGCATCGAGCAGCGGCACAATCCACGCAAGAGCAGATCGGCAAGCGCGACTGGTGGCTCGTGTCTGCGCCATGGCTCGTCGTGCATAACGAGGTCGCTTTGCCCACATGCCTTCGTCCATGCCTAGGTAACCTTCAGCGCTGGCGACGATCTCGCCATCCGACAATCGCACCAGATCGCACACCGCGCGGATGTCACCGTTACTCAGTTCCTCGACGATTCCGATGCGCGGTGAATAGCCACAGGCTGCGGCCAATGCCTGCCAGCCCTCTGCTTTGATGTAGGTTTTGCCCTGCAACTGCATCGAGCATTTCAGGACTATTTGCCTGCAAGCGTTTGCCGTTGCTTGGCCTTTGGTAACCACCGCCTGCGGGTTGGTTTCAACTTCGTATACCGCCAATGCTGTCTCAACCATCATGTGTCTCCTTTTTTGATCCCAACAATTCGCCAACAACTTCGATGAACCAGGTAGTCGGGTGCTTAGGAACACCGCCCCAAGGTTTGCTCATCGTCCAGCACCTGCGCTGTTCGTAGGGTCGCCACTGGGAGAGACTCACAAACACTTTGAGGCCACCTTCATCACGAATAATCAATTTTGTGTAGGTCTCGAAATCCCTTTCGAAATAGCTTGGGCAGTCACTGGCAACCCACTGCCGGTAAAAGTCGATAATCATCAAAGACCACTTATCCGCGCGGTCAATCAGCTTGTCTGGCAAGATGTCGTCTTCGCTGTGCATTTCTTTTTCCTCCGTTTCTTGTTGATCTTGTTTTGGTTCAGTTGGTGATGTAGGCGTTTTTTTGCCTTGGCAATTTGGCCTGCGCAATTCAGGCAATAAATTGGCTGGCACTTGTTGCTGTGTTTAACCAGTGGCCCACCGCATGACTTGCACGCACCAGTTAGGCGAACCTCATCAGGAAATTTCCGGGTGAGTTTTTGCCGAACCTCGAACAGGGTTTGGCTAGCCCACTGCCGCGAATATCCCATGCCCTCTCCGATATCTGGCAGCGAAACATCCTCAGCCAGGCGTTGCAGGATGGCGGCACCGCGAGGCGAACATTCCGCGATCACAGCCGATACCAGATCGGCCCGCTCGACCTGCTCAAAGCCCGGGTCGGTGTACCCGCAAAGCAGCGCGAGATTTGCTCCCTCGCTGGAATGCTGTTTATCCAGACTGGTAGTCACCACGCCATAGCCAGCGCGCTTGGTTCTGCCCATCACGTTGATGTTTCCGCGCCTTAGCCAGGCTAATCGCTCAGCCAGTGTTGAGAGCGAATAACCGCGAGCTGGTGAGTACCTAGCCACAGCCAGGCACAACACCTCTAGGCATTCAGCTTTCCAATCCTCGTGATCCCATCCGTATGGGGCGCGGAATTTATTTGCGAGGTAATAACCCAGCGCAAGGTTTTCCTGCACCTGCCGCTTGCCATATTCGGTCAAGCAATATTCCGGTCGATCCCTAGACATTTGCTGCCCTCCGCGCTATCCGCCAGGCGTTCTGGCAAATCGTGCAGACAGGCCGTTTGTCGATGTATCCACTGCGCCAGCGAATCCAACCTCGGTCGAGATACCGACTAGCACCAGCCACCGTTGCCGGATCGGCCTCGGGTGAAATCGCCGGTGTCAAACACAGGTGGCAGATTTCAAACCGCATCTTGCTTGGCAAATACATCTCGTTACCGTTGGGACAGATGAACGATTCATGTTCATAGTCGCTCAGTCCATAAGCCTTCCTGGCCATCAATCACGCCTCCATGAAATCAATTAGTGCGAGGTTTACTATTTCCATGAAATCGGGTTCCCAGATTGTCCCAATCAAAGACATTCCGAGTTGGTATCCTGTGTCCATTAGTCCTCCTGTTCAGCGCGGAAACATCGCCAGCAAAGTTGCTCAGTGATCGATGCTGTTATCACGCCACACTGGTCGCAGGAACCGTGTCCGGTATCACCAGACTCTCGCGCAAAACCTTGATCTGCCTCGGCCCGTCCACCAACAGGCGGATAAATGGGCCCTCTTTCACCACTGTCACCCATGCCGTAACACCTCCGTGCGACACCTGAACTCTGTCGCCATCCTTGATCCTGATAGAAAGCATCCGTGCATCTCCTTTAATTGCTGAAAACTTTGGCGCTTATGTCGCAGTCGGGAACTGGTGAGTAACTCACCCGGACCTCGAACCGTGTGGCAGAACAGCCAGAAAGAAAACCAACCAGGCAAATCAGAACCGTAAATGTCTTCATGCCCGATTCCCTCCGGTGTGTATACACGATGAACACACAGTGTAAACCCAATCCTACTATCTGTTTATCTTTGAAAACCGTGGTTTTCGTTGGTATGATTCGGGCTGGTAGCTAAGTAGGTGGGCGATTGGTGAGCAAGAAACGGAACAGACCAGTAGGCAAGCATGTCCGGATTAACCCGGCCATCTATGCGTTGATGAAGGTGGTTGCGAAGGCCGACCGCCGCTCAACTGCAAAGGCGATAGATTGGGCTTGCGCAGAATACCTGCGGCTCAACCATCCCGAAATTGCGTCTGGTTCTGGTTCCGTTGAGTTGCCGAAAGATGCCACCTAGAAGCGGGGATTGATATGGCGGCGGCAACACTCGTATACTGAGGTTGCCAACCTTTGACTGTGGAAGGCGCTGTTAGCACTGCTGACAGTTGGGCCCACCGTGCGTCAACACGGTGGGTCTGTTTTTTCAGCGTGCCTTCTGCGCCCTATGGGCCTTCTCCCTAAGCCAGCAGTCGATTTCACTGGTTAACCAGCGACGATTTCGACCCAGACTAAAGCCTTTCGGGAGTCCGCCTGACGACATCAAGCGATATAACATCGGACGCGAGCAGCGTAATTTCGCCGCAAGTTCTTTGGTGTTAAGCACTTGTTCGCCGAGGGTGGAGTCTGACAAAGCTGATCCTCCGTTTCCAAAAGTAACCAGAAAAAAACATCCACTAAAAGTATCTTACCTAAAAAAACGTGTTCGAAATTCTAGCGGTCGTCGTGATTACAAATTTTCTTGCGTCACCTCCCATTTACATAGTGTACGCCTGTTCACCTACTTGCAGTGAGTGCAGGCAATCTTGCAGGGTTAATCCGTTTTTTTCGACGGAGACATGGCCCGGTCGATTTGCTCCCGGTCAACGACTGGCGACAGGTGGCTGTAGTGTTTGGCGAGAATGTTCAGGTTCACCCAGCCACCCATTCGCTGGACTAAAACCATTGGCACACCCGAGCGAATTAGGTGAGTGGTTCCGCCATGGCGCAGCGAATGGAAACACGCAACGCCGTCTGCGGTTAGTTTCTCGATGCCTGCCGCCTTGAGATCGGTGTCAAAATTATCAGTAAAATTCCCATGTTTTGCACCAGCAAACAGGTTGCCGGTTGGACATTCTTGCGCCAACTTTTTCAGGTCAGCGGCTAAATGTTTGGGTGCCGGCACCTGCTGTCCAACCTTGGTTTTCGATAGTTCAGGCCGGAGCATGATCGTCACACCAGATGTTGCAAATTTTAAGTCATCAGCCTTTAAACCCAGCAAGGCTGACCTCCGAGCCAGAGTGCTAAACGCAAGCCGGTAGAGGATAGATCTAGGCCACGGGGAAACCTTCGCCAGTCGTTCGACCTCGGCAAAATCCAGAGGCCTGCGGGCCTTAACAATCTGTTTGGAGTATTTGGGAAATTTCGGGAAGGCAGCCAACAAACTACGGTCTACCATCCACCTTGTAAACTGCTTGACCACTTCCAAAATTTTGCCTTTGGTCCCTGGCGCTTTATCTAGCGCAACAAACCACTGTGCAATCCATTCAGCTGTGAGTGACCGCAAATCCTGCACTGTAATTAGTTCCAGTTCAGCGAGTGCGCGCCGCAATGGCGCCATCGTGTTGAGTTGGGTTTTTCTGGAAATGCCTTGGCTAATTCGTTCGGCCTCGTATTGAAGCACATACTCTGCCAAAGATTTAGTCGGTTCGATCACCGTCGGCACCTCTTTGCCGCTGGCAATGTTGTCCTCTTTGATTTGCCTGTTGTGAAGGATGCGTTGGCTGGCCTCTTTATTTTTGACCAGGCGAATTGTCACAATTTGGCCATTCGCCAATTTGACCTGGCCGTGCCAATCCTTTGACGGAATTCGGGCGCGGCCACCCTTCGATAGCGGGAACCAATTCATCTTGCCGTCGTGCGACAAACAGACTTCTGTTTTGCCATCGACTATTCTAGTTTTTGACCCGGCTGGGACTGGCCGGGTATATGTGGGCTTGTGCATGATCTTGTTCTTTTCTCGTGATGCTGGGTGGTATACCCGTTTACGCTGGTACTCACAAGATTACAAGAAACAGTAAACCAAATGCAAGACCTTCAGTATTTCGGCCGAAAATCACATAGTGATTCCTCTACTTGTGAATGATTATTCGTCAAAAATGCAGGGAAAAATTAAATTTTTTTTCTTGTCTTGTGATTTTCTTGGGATTTGTGGGGAGACAATAATTAACGTTGAAAAACAAAAACCTCCGGTTTTAGGCCGGAGGTTGTAGTTACTTTTGTTTGCCTGGTCTGCCTGGTGGCCGGTCTTCTATCAACGCCAAGTCATCTGGTTTGACCAGGTGAATCCTACCGATGCGCTGCGATGGCAGGCGACCAGATTTGATCAACGCCACAACCCGGCGGGCAGATACGCCTAGCCGGGTGGCAGCTTCGGTGGTTGAAATCAGATTCACTCGTCACCTCGTCGGTATTCAATCGTGTCAAGCTGGCCCGGGTTGCGCTGCGCACCGTGCTGTGTCTCATGCTTGTGCAGTCCGCAATATGAACAAACGCTGTGGAATGTCATCGTCGTTCCGCCAGCACTCCATACGCCTGGGTTCTCGCGCAGGCCGCCCACAAGCTCGTGAGGCCGCTGCCAGTCGTGTTCGTCAGCTTCGCTGCACTCTGGTTCGGGTGGATCTTCGCCGACCTCAACTGTCGCCCACTCGCGCTCGCCAACCTCATCACCACCCATGCGGCCATCGTTGTACCTGTCGCTGCCGTCAGGCTGAAATTGATTTAGCTCAACCGCAAAAACATCAATCTCGCACTTATTATCCCACGAGCCGTCTCGCGCCCAATCCTTTGCCAGCTCAAGCGCCTGATCCATATCTTCGGCATGCACGACCGTGTCAGATACGCACTCGTCGCCGATAAGGTACAGGCGCAACTCTGCGCCAGCAACTACCTCAAATTCAGTTTTTGACAGTTCGCTGCATCTTGCGCCATTGTTGCCTGGTGTAGTGTCGAGCCAGTACCGACCATCCTCGGTTTGGTGCAGATGCCAGCCAGGCACTTCGTTGTGCCTGCGTGTGGCGCTCACTTGTGAATTGTTGATTTCCATGATCCTTCCCCCTGTGTTGAGTCGTCAGGCTTTCGTACCTGACACACTCAATCTATTCCATGGTCGGTATAGAATCAAGGGGAATATAAATAATTTTTATCCGACCACAATTCCCCACCGACTATACCGCGTGCCAAGCCGGTCGACATCGTGCCAGCGGCGCTCAAATCTGCTAGGCATTTCCACCACTGGCCCCCTCGTTGGGCACTGGAAATGCAACCGCCTGTCACGCTGGCCACGGCAGACCATGTAATGGCCGGTCTCTGGTGTGCTGGTGGATTTAGCCAGGACGATGACCGGGCGGCGCGTACGGGCGAAATGTGATAGGTCAGGCAGGGCCATTTCGCCACTAAGGACCGGCAGACCTGCCTGCCGTAGTGCTGCCTCGATTGTTCTCGGGTCGGTGCCATCGATTTGGCTGGCCGGAACCCTGCGCCTAGGCAATCCGAAAAACTCCCAGACGATCTGGCAGCAGACCACTCCGCAGTCGTAATCAGTTTGCTGTCGTAGGTCCATCAGCTCGATCACGGCGCAATTGCCTGCGGCGAAATGTGCAAACTCCCATCGGATTTTCCTAAACGTCGGCAATTGAACTGGAGAATCCAGCCACCTAGTGGACGAGCCGCTCGACCTTTCTCAGCGTGCCAGCCGTCTACTTCGTCTTTGTAGGTTGAACACCTGATAAACAGTTGCTTCTGTTTCCAAAGTTTTCCCACACCTGAAACACCTAGCATGATGTTCTCGTCGTAGTTCCTGCGGTGGATGTGACCGCTGACATAGATATCCGCGCTGTACATGCTTCTAATACGGTTTTGATCGATAAAACCGCGTGTCACTTCCGCCCCACCTCCACTGCCATGGGTAAAATGCAACAATACTTGTCCTTTATGGTTTGATTTTTGATTGATTTGAATCTGGACAAATCCCCAGTATCCAGCCTCTAGCGCTGTTCCGCCCATCTGCGTGAGGCCTTCGACGAACCTGGAGATCAGATTGGTATCGTGCCTTTTGGAAACAGAGGTTTCGTGGTTGCCAGGCGCGACGATTGCGAGAATGGATTTGTATGGCTTGAACCATTCAAGCGCGGTACTGATCACACTGTCGAAGTATCTGCCTCCTCGATGCTCCTCACGCAAACTTTCCTGGCTGGATCTCGGATCCCATCGACCTTGCATCACATCGAATAGATCACCAGCGATTAGGACCGGCATGTTTCTCGATAGTGCGAGATCCATATGCTCTTTGAGAAGCGCCAAATCGCATTGCGCCGAGTCCCAATGCAGATCGGTTAGGACTAACATTTCGGGAACATCTTTGCTGGAACTATCGATGCTGAATGAGATCTTGTGGACCTTGTCATCGACCTTGGACGCAGACCATTGAATTGGCATAGGGACTCCATTCCTAGGGACGAGAGCGAACCTTGGCCAGCCACGCGTTCGCATCCTCCCGCACGTTTTGGTTGTGGCTCGACCAGTCGAACAGGTGACCGAATGCCAGATGGCAGGAATCACCACACAGCGTGAGGAGGTTTGCCGGGTCTAGTTCGGAATCTCGGTCTATGTGAAATGGAATGACATGATGAACTTCAAGATTTTTGGACCGTCCACACGCGGCGCAAGATCCAAATTTACTGAGATGCTTTGACCGTGCGGATCTCCAGCCGGGTGAGCGTGGAACTCCCAACCACATTTCCACTTTTGGCTGGAAGATCCTGCGCCACAGGCTCATTTGTTGAGTCGGTTAATTAGCAGTGTGATTGCCCATTGCGCTAGTAGCATCCACGGAATAGGCAAATACTGCTTGATCTCGTCCGGTGTTTCCGCCTGGCTAATGGCTGCCTCTAGCGTGACTTCAGGATCGAACTCCTCGCCTGTCTCCATGCTTGGAGCAGGCACAGCGATTTGAGCGCCGTAGAGCGCAACCGTTGCAGCGGCTGCAAGGACATCGCGTCCCCATGGTGTTTTCTGCCTGGCGAAATCCAAGAGGATTTTCAGGGAATTGATTGGCAGTTCATTTGGCAATTGGATCGGATCAAACATGGTAAGCCTCCTAAATTAAACGGTCCTCGACAAAAAACGAACCTTGTCCGCTAGCAATGGCATTACCAGTGCCCTCCCAGCGGTAGACATAATTGCCCTGTGTTGTCGGCAGAAAATCGTAGTGGTAAACGCCAACAGAATCCTTGACGACATAACCGCTGGCGTAGGTGTATGAACTGATTGTTCCATCAGGTATTTGTATTTTCAGGGTTACCGTGGTTGGATCAACCAGAGCGTTGGCATCATTGCGCCAAGTTCCTGTTAGCCGGACGTAGTCGCCCTTGTCGTAGGTCGCCATTTTTAAAGGACTCCCGCCATAACTGTGGCATCGTATAGTAATATTTCGCTACTGGCGAAATCACCGATTGAATCGTCACTGATCGAGCAGGTAAACAGCACCCGGCTGGAAACGGTGCAGGTGCCGCGCACTAGGGCATCAGACACGGTGCAGGCACCCAAAAGGAGCTCAGAAACCACTATGCTGGCCCGGGCAAAATTAGTAACCTCAACGGTTGCTTCCATGCCCACGATGGCAATAGTCGCAAAACCACCAGAACCAGTAGCGCCACCACTGGCCGTGCCAATCTGGCTGATCAGGCTAACTGATCCAAACACACCGCTAGTGGTAGCTGATCCGCTGCCGATAGCTGCTGGTGCCGTGATTTGCACCGTTGCTAGTGGCTTGTTTGCTAGTGCCGAACCAGTAGCGGAACCAGCCAGAGCAGATACAGAAACGGTGCCGAGCAGGCCAGAACTACTGGCGCTGGCGCTAGCCGCGCCTGCCTGGCTGGTGATACTGACAGTCGCCAGAATTGCCGATGTGGTAGCTGAGCCGGTTGCTGATCCAGCCAATCCAGATACTGAGACAGTTGGTAGGGTGCCAGATTTGCTGGCTGTGCCCGTTGCCGTGCCTTCCTGGCTAGTGATGCTGATAGTTGAGAGAGTGCCCGAGCCGGTCACCGAAACCGTAGCGGAACCGCTGGCCGCTGAGACTGTGACGGTGCCAATCGTTGCGCTAGTGCTAGCGCTGCCGCTGGCGCTTCCGGCTGGTTCTGACAGTGTGACAGTAGGCAGTGTGCCAGACCGTGCCGCGCTGCCAGTTGCTGCACCTGCTGCGGCAGTCAACGATACAGTCGGCAGATTCGCAGAACCGCTAGCCGTGCCGGTTGCCAATCCGGTCAGGCCAGAAACGGACACGGTGCCCAGTGTGCCGCTGGCAGATGCCGTGCCGGTTGCGCTGCCTGCCTGTGCGCTGACGGTCACCGTGGCCAATGCGCCGCTAGCCGATCCTTGGACGATGCCCAGGTCGGCTAGTGGTGCGCTGGCTAGTGGGTGACCGCCGAGCATACTAGGCCCATTTCTGGTTTGGTATCAATGGATCTTCTGGATTTGGTTCGACAATAAACGGCTGAATCTCTGGAGGAATAACCATGTCCACTAGACAGCGAACCATCACCCAGTACTGATTATCTGCTACCAGATTGGGAACCTGCTCGCCGTTCGGGCCTGTCGTCGTCGTTCCGTCTGGATAGTAATGCACACCTATTACGCAGATTGCTAGCGTCAATGTGGCTTGCGTTGTTTGAAACTCACCCGTTTCAGGATCACGGGTAGTGTAGCCAAGTTGCTCTCCGATTAGACCAG